GCTCGTCGGGACGCCAGTCGGGTTCAAGTTCGCGTCTCGCGCGCCGCTCCAAGGGGGGGGGGCCATCTCCGTAAGGAGATGGGGGGGGGGTTATATTTATATTCATATTTATATTCTCTCCCCTGTCATTAGTGTCATAGGGTAGATTTATGTTCTTTCCCATGTCATTAGTGTTATGTAAGGGGTGACAATTTGTCATGGGGGTCCCCGTCAATCTGTCAGGGGGGGGTGACAAATTGTCAGGGGGGGGTGACAAATTGTCAGGGGGGGGTGACAAATTGTCAGGGGGGGGTGACAAATTGTCGCGGGGGCGCGCGCCGAGCGAAAGCGGCGGCTGATAGCCCACCAGCTCGAATGCATTGGCATAGCGCCCGCCATCCTCGCGGTAGCGCTTGATCCGGCGGATCAGCCCCAGCCCGCCGCGGGTGAGGTCAGAGCTCTCAAGCAGGGCGATGTGGCGCTGCACCGTGCGCACCGAGACCTCGACCACCTCGGCAATCCGCCTGACCGAAAGATAGTCGCACACCCCGTTGGGCCGCGCTTGGTTGGCGATTTCCAGCAACACCGCCTTGGTCACGGGATCGCCGCAAGCCTGCTGCTTAGCCCAAACGATTGTCTCGCTGCTCATGGAAGGCGGTTCCACCACTTGTCGATCAGCGCGGCGGGAATCTCCATGATGTGAACGCCATGCGTCGCCTCGATCAGTTTTTTCTTCAGCTTGTAAAGCGCGTTGGGCACGCCTTTGACGTCCTCGACGACCTGTTTTAACACCGTTCCGCGATCATCGATTACGTCATAGCGAAAGTCGGCGCGATAGTGGCAGATGAGTTTGTTGTTGACCACGACCGACCAAGACGGTTGCAGTTCCAGGCGCGTGATAATTCCCGTTGCCTCGATAGCCTTAAGCTGTCGATAGCGCTCGCCTTCGGCCTTGCTGGCAAAGTAAATGTCATCGATCCAGATACCTTTGCTGTTGTATTTGTTGCGTCGTTTCCTAGGCGGCGGCAGTTCGCCGCGCAATTTTCGGGCGCGCAAGATAGCCCGTTTGCTCAGGCGATAAGGACTTTTTTCGGTTGCGCCCTGGACCCGTCTTGGCATTTACCGTCTCCGCTCTCTGATAACTATCTCCACGCCAAGCGCCTTGCACCAGCACATCAGATAGAATGCGCCTGGTATTCGCACCAGACTCTCCCATTTCGCGGTGCAACCCTCGCTTATGCCGATCATGTCATCGAGCGCGGATTGCGACAATCCGCGCCGTTTGCGCGTTTCAATCAAAGCCTCGATCAGTCGGGCATAGAAATCGCGCTCTTCACGTGTCGGCGGCAGCGTCCGTTTCTGGGGACGTTTCCGGATGTTCGCGCGATTCATGCGGGACGCCTTCCTTTGCCCAACTAAACAAAACCTGTGCAACGCGCCTTGCCTTGTCACCGCGCAGGTCGGTGCCCTTGCGGGCGCGGTAAAAAGTTGATGTGGGCAAGCCTGCTTCGACAAAGGCATGAAGCAGAACTTGATCGGGATTGTCGCCAAACTGCCGCGCGGCAGTTTTGAGCTGATCGAAATAGGTGACGATTTGCATGGCACGATGATAGTGCAAATGTGCAGGGTGTTCAAGGCCGGGTGCCGCGATGGGCGACATCCGGCCTTGTCGCGAAACTTCAGTCGCAATCGGTGGTGGCGACCGACGCGGTTTCGCAATCGGGTTCGTCAGCAGGCTGTTGCCCGGCGGTCAAATCGGCGCGGCTGGCGTGGTCAGACCGGCGGCGATATTCGTCAATCGTGCCATAAAAGACATCGTGCGGATCGATAATCTGAATAGAACAGCCCGAGCCAGGCTTGCACCAGACGCGCGAAAAATCGGTTACACTTGTGGATTTGTATTCCTCGATAAAAACCGGTTTGCCGATCAGCTTGACGGCAAGGGCAACGGTTTCCTCGTTCCAGGGCAAGGCAAAACTAAGGGCATTGCCGACAGAAATCTTGATCATGCGCATAGTATCTCTCCTGTTGGTGCACATTCCGCCAGAGGCGGGATGGTGGGTCGCCGAAGCAACCCGCCACGCACGCGTCTGTCAGGGGAGATCGGGAGCGAGATCATCTGACAGCTCGACCGAGATGCCGTCACTACGCTTGAGCTTGCGCAGAGACTTGATCCGGCGCACACCGAGCGCAGTCACCTCGACGTCGCACGTCGTCCCGCGCCAACCGTGATGGCGGCAAATCTGGGGGTTGCTGTTCCCAGGAATGCCCTTGCCAGAGAAATCCAGCCTGTATTTGACCCAGCCGTCTGTGATATGCAGCGCCCGCTCCAGTGTGCCCACAGCGCCGACCCTGTATGGCGTCGGATGCCACTCGCCCGTGTCGATGTCCATCCGCTCGACGGTCCGGCCATCCGCCGAGAGACGGGCGGGATCATCGTAGATGCCGTCAAAAATCGTGATACGCATCTCAGTCCTCCTCTCATCATCATCCGCCAGAGGCGGGATGGTGGGTCGCCGAAGCAACCCGCCACGCTCGCCGCTGTCAGAACCGGCAGCGGTCGCGGATCTTATTGACATGCTCGATGTCGCGCGCGCCAAGGCCGACCAGCGCGTATCCCCGCACATCCATAGCCCACACGGGATAGCCGGTGTCGATGTCGTCAGGGATCAAGGCCGAGGGCAGATTGGAAAAATCAACGTAACGCTGAACGTTGATGTGGCCGCCGAATTCATCGCGGCACGCCTCAAATAGAACAAGCAAATCGCGCAGTTGGCGCACGTCGTGCAAATCCCACGCTTTGATCTGGGCGGCAAGGGTTTCAGGGTCACGATTGCTATTGGTCATGTGGTCCTCCATAGGTTCTAAAGGCCTAGCATATCAAGGGGATAATGTCAATGCAAAAATGCAGTGCTGGGCACGCGCGGGCGCGTTTGCTCGGTCGCTCGGGGCGCCGGGTGCGGGCGCGCTCGCTCGTTCGCGCCATCGTTCGGTCCCCCGGTGCCGTCGCTCGGCAGCGCGGTGTCAAGGACGCGCCCCAAGGCGCGCCGCACCGCGGGCGTGGGGGTAACGATTTTTGCCAAAAAATCGTGGGGCCCCACGATCCTTGACACCGCACTTCGGCAAAGCCGAAATACCATCCAAAACGGGGTGCGCCCCGCGCACCCCATGCCAAGCCACCACCACAAACAAAAAACGGCGCGGTAGCGCCCGGGCCGTAGCGCAAGCAAAGGCCCGCCCGCAATAGCGATCGAAGCCCGAAGGGTGGAGACGCAAAGCGGCTCCACGCGGAGCGCAAAGCGCGACGCGCAAGAGCGCGGGCCGAAGGCATTGCCCAACAAAATCAACCCTTTACACTTAGTCCATTGACAACAAAAACAAACACGCCAAATCTCCAACCTCGCGCGCGCGCGCCACTCACCTAATCCCAAACCACCAACACCTAAGCCACCAATATGAACCTCATCTCACCAAACACAGAATCCAAACTCACCGAAAAACAAGCCGCCTTCGTCAAAGCACTTGTAACCAACGGCGGAAACAAAACACAAGCCGCCATCACCGCAGGATACTCCCCAAAAACAGCCCGCGAACAAGCCTATGACCTCATTAAAATACCACACGTAATGCACGCCATCCTAGAAGCAACCCTAACCAACTTCATCGCAAACGCTCCAAAAGCACAAGCAACTCTCAAGAGTCTTCTTGAAGCTAAAAGCGAGTATGTTCGGCTAGAAGCTGCCAAGGATTTACTTGATCGTGCTGGGTTGAAGCCTGTAGACAAGCACAGTCATAGTATCACTGGTGACATAAGCATCAACATTGACCTGAGCTAGCTTCTGGATTGACTTGGGCTTGTCTTCACACCTTGCCATCTGTTGTGATGGGTTCCGGTGGGCTTTTGGTGAGAGGTCTGCCCCCACCCCGAGAGAGAGTCCCCACCCCGGATGATGCTGTTTGCCTGCGAGCTCTCGGCAAGACAGCACCCCTGCCTGGGCAACAGATGCTCAGCCTGCGAGCTCTCGGCTGGCAGAACGTTGCGGCAGGGGAGGGGGGTCAAAAATTACCCCCCTTGACCCCCCGAGAGAACCCTCTCAAGCATTTTGGCGCTGAAGGTTCTGTGGCAGATATGCATTTGAGGAGATAGGTGAGATGGGTTTTTCTGGGTTATTGAGGCCTGCGGACAGGCGTAGGTTGCGGGAGTATGTGAAGAGGGTTCATTTGCGGTATTATCCGTCGGAGTTTTTGACGGATTATGAGGCGGACAAGTTGGTGGATAGTTTTTCGGAGAGGGTGATTGAGAGGACGTTGAGGGCTGCACGGAAGGCTGGTGTTGAGTGAGTGGGTTTTCGTTGAATTACAAGCCTGGTGGTTCTGTGTTGCGGGCTTTTATGAAGTCTGATGCGTTTGTTCGTGGGATACGGGGGCCTGTTGGGAGTGGGAAGTCGGTTTGTTGTTGTGTTGAGATATTTCGGCGGGCGTTGGAGCAGGAGCCTGGTGCGGATGGGGTGAGGCGCAGTCGGTGGGCGGTGATACGGAATACGAATCCGCAGTTGAGGACGACGACGATCAAGACGTGGTTGGACTGGTTTCCGGAGGAGGTTTGGGGGAAGTTCAACTGGTCGCCGCCGTTTACGCATCATATTCGGCGTGGTCGTCTTGATCTTGAGGTGATTTTTCTGGCGTTGGATCGTCCGGAGGATGTGAAGAAGCTGTTGTCGCTGGAGTTGACGGGGGCGTTTATTAACGAGGCGCGGGAGGTTCCGAAGTCGATTGTTGATGCGACGACGATGCGGGTTGGTCGTTATCCGTCGATGAAGGATGGTGGTCCGAGCTGGTATGGTGTGATTATGGACACCAATGCGCCGGATGATGATCATTGGTGGCCGATCATGGCTGGGGAAGCGCCGATTCCCGATCATATTGGCCGCGAAGAGGCGATGATGCTGATCAAGCCTGAGGGCTGGGAGTTTTTTAATCAGCCTGGCGGGATGGTTGAGCGCAGGGATGCGGATGGGGAGGTGGTTGGTTATGATTTGAATCCGGAGGCGGAGAATCAGGAGAATCTGACGCCGGATTATTATCCGAGGATAATTGCGGGGAAGACGCGGAGCTGGATTTCGGTTTATGTGCTGAATCAGCTTGGGAGTTTGTCGGATGGCAAGCCGGTTTATCCGGATTTCAAGGAAGAGTTGCATGTTGCGAGGGAGCCGTTGCTGGTAGCGGAGGGGTTGCCGGTTTTTGTGGGGCTGGATTTTGGTTTGACGCCGAGTGCGGTGTTTGCGCAGCATGTTCGTGGTCGTTGGCTGGTGTTGCGTGAGCTTGTGGCGCAGGACATGGGGACGGTGAAGTTTGCTGATGTGCTGCGCAAGTTTATGGCGCAGGAGTTTCCTGGTGTTCCGGCGGAGAAGTTTGTGATCTGGGGTGATCCAGCGGGGGATTATCGGGCGCAGACGGATGAGGCGACGCCGTTTCAGTTGCTGAGGGCGGCGGGGATCAAGGCGCGAGCGGCGCCGAGCAATGATCCTGCTGTTCGGATTGGTGCGGTTGAGACCTGTTTGACGCGGATGGTGGATGGGCAGGCGGGTTTTCTGCTTGATCCGAGCTGTGTAATGCTGCGTCGTGGGTTTGCCGGCGGGTATCACTATCGGCGTTTGCAGATTTCCGGGGAGAGATATGAGAGTTTGCCGGAGAAGAACAGGTATTCGCATGTGCATGATGCGCTGCAATATCTGCTTTGTGGGGGTGGGGAGAGCCGGAAGTTGCTGATTGGCGATGGTGCAGGCCAGAAACCCGTGGTAAAGAGGGAGGCAAGAGACGTATTTGCGCGGGTAAGCCGGGTTGCGCGGCGGTCATTCGGGCGGTTCGGTTAGTCGGATGGGGGAAATTGGGGAAGAAGGGAGTGTGACAGCGATGTGTTTCAAGAAGCCGAAACTGCCGCCGAAGACGCAAGAGGATATTGAGCGCGAGAAGGAGCTTGAGGAGGCGCGTCTTGCGCGCAGGGCGCAGCTTGAGCGTGAGCTGGCGGCTGAGAAAGAGGCGCAGACGGAGGCTGCGCTGGCTCGTGCGCTTGGATTTGTTGGAAACCGGTCGCTGATCAGCGGTCCGAAGGGTGGTGCGGGGTTTTTGGGAGCTGGCGCGCGCGGACAGAAGGGGCGCAGGTTCAGGCGTGTGGGGAGTTCCTCGACGTTGTTGCTTCCGCCGGGCCAGTCTCTGGTTTCGGGGACTGGGGCTGCAATGGGCGGTGGCAATGCGGGCCAGGCTGGTGGTGGTTACGGCGGCTGGTGGTCGGGAAATGTTTACGAACGTTAGCCCTTTGTAAAGGTTTTTGATGAGCGAAGTCACGAAAAAGCTGGTAGCGCGCTACAAGCGCGCGTTGCTGAAGCGGCAGCCTTGGGAACGCGGCTATCAGGACTGCTATGATTACGCTTTGCCCGGGCGAACCAGTTTTTTCGAGCGCAGTGCGGGCCGGGAAGCTCCCGAAATCTTCGATGAGACGGCCATTGTGGCGGTTCAGGAGTTTGCCAGCCGGTTGCAGGCGGGACTTGTGCCCAATTACGGGCGTTTCATCAGTTTGCAGGCTGGCAGCGACATTCCGCCGGATGAGGTCGATGAGGTCAATGCCGCGCTTGAGGAGGTGACAAAGCAGGTTCAGGATGTGATTGACAACTCGAACTTCTCGCAAGAGACGAACGAGTGTTTTCTGGACATTGCTTTGGGCACGGCCTGCATGGATGTGGCCGAAGGTGATGCTGTCAATCCGGTGATTTTTTCTGCTGTGCCATTGCCCGAGCTGGCGATTGACACGGGTCCAATGGACGAGATCGCCAGCTATTTTCGCAGCCGGAAACTCCGTTTGAGCCATATCGAGACGGCTTTTCCCGGTGCCCGGCTTCCCGAAGCGCTGAAGGACAAGTTGCGGAAGGAAAAGGCGGGGCAGATCGAGGATGATCCGGAAGTGACCGTGGTCATTGCGGTCTATCGGGATTTTGAAGTGAAAAACGAGGAGGTAAACAGACTGGTTCTGTTCCTTCCCGATCATCCTGAAGAAGCGCCGTTGCTTGAGCGCGAGTATCGCGGGATCGGTTCGGGACGGTTTATCGGGTTCAGGTGGTCGAAAGCAACCGGCGAGGTGTGGGGGCGCGGGCCGCTCTTCAATGCGTTGCCTGCGGTGCGAACTGTCAACCTTGTGATGCAAATGATTCTCGAAAATGCCGAGATGGCAATTTCGGGGATTTACACTGCCGAGGATGATGGAGTGCTTTCGGTTGACAATGTGCGGCTGATGCCCGGCACGATTTTGCCGATTGCGCCGGGTTCAAGCGGTTTGCGTCCTGTCCCTGCGGCCGGATCGTTCGATGTGTCACAGATTGTGCTTTCGGACATGCGCACCAACATCAAGCGGGCGCTGTTCAACGAGATGCTGGGCACGCCGGACAAGACGCCGATGAGCGCGACGGAGGTTGCGCAGCGGATGGCTGATCTGTCGCGCCAGATTGGAGCGGCTTTCGGGCGGTTGCAGGTCGAGTTTGTCAACCGCGTGGTGCAACGGGTGGTGTGGATTCTGCGCAAGCAGAACCGGATCGTGCTTCCGGCGGTCAATGGACGGGAAATCAAGGTTGTGTCAACCAGCCCGCTGTCGCAGGCGCAGGCGGTCGAGGACATCAATGCGGTGAACAACTATCTGATGATGATCAACCAGCATTTCGGGCCGCAGCTTGCGCAGTTGATGATCAACCAGGAAGAGACTGCCAACTATCTGCGCGAAAGGTTCGGAGTTCCGGCCAGGCTGAACCGCAACCGGGCAGAACGGGAGCAGATTGCGGCGCAGATTGCGCAGCTTCAGCAGGCCGGTATGGATACAGGAGCGATAAGTGGCGGACAGGCAGCAATCCCGCTCGGCTAAGGTAATCGGGCCAGAAGGGCTGGAATGGACGACAGAAGAAGACGAAAGACTGGACGAACTGGCGCTGGCAACATTTGGGCGCGGTTCCGGCAAAGAGTTCTTGCGCTACCTCAGGTCCATTACCATCGAACTCGTGGCCGGGCCAGACATAACCGACGCCCACCTGAGACACCGTGAGGGAATGCGCTCGCTGGTGGCGATCATTGAAACCCGCGTCAATCGCGGACACAAAAGGAGAGCAAGACAATGAGTGAGAAAGCGGTGCAGGAAGCAGTGCAGGAAGCGCCTGCCGGTCAGGCATCCAAGACGCAGGAATCTGCCGCGCAAGAGCAAAAGTCCACGGCACCGGCAGAGCCCACCAGACCGGAGTGGCTGCCGGAAAAGTTCTGGGACAGCAAAGCCAAGGCTCCGAATGTCGAGAATCTGGCCAAGTCCTATGTCGAGCTTGAGAAAGGGCGCAGCAACATCGAGGAGCTGAAGGCCAAGTGGGAGGCCGAGCGTCTGGCAGCGCGCCCGGAAACGCCGGACAGCTATACCCTGCCCGAAAACGAGGCGCTCGATCCCGAAGCGCTGGCGGCCTCGCCCATCGTGCAGTTGTGGCGCAAGGCCGCCTATGAGGCGGGGCTTGGGCAGGAACAGTTCGAAGCTGTCATCAACGAATATGTTGAAACCGAAATCAGACGCATGGAAGCCCAGCGTGAAGCCGAAATGGCCAAGCTTGGAGACAATGCGGTGGCCCGCACGCAGGCCGTGGCTCTGTGGGCGCAAAAGGTGCTTGGAGCGGACACCGAAGAGTTTGCAGCGCTGCAACGCATGGCTGTCGATGCCGCTGGCGTGCGCGCGCTCGAAAAACTCATGGAACTCACGCGCGACATTGACACGGGTGCTGGCGATCCGCCGGAAAAGGAGCCGGAGCTGACCGAAGCCGATGTTCGCAAGATCATGAACACTCCGGCCTACTATCACCCGCAAAAGCGCGATCCGGCTGTGGTTGCCAGGGTCGAGGAGTTCTTCAGGAAAAAATACGGCGGCAAAAGATGATCGAGATCGCCGAAATGGAATGCGGCGACGAGATGGCTGTCGCAAAAATGGCGCGCGACATGCATGCCGAAAGCCCTGTCTATTCGCAATGGCCGTTTGAGGAAGAGGTTCTGGACCAATGGATCAGTCTGTGCCGCGACAATGATGACTGGCTGTGCCTGATCGCATGGGACAATGGCGAGCCAATCGGCTTTCTTGCCGTAGGGTCGGTGCCGATGCTGTTCAACCAGCTGAAAACAGTAGATGATCTGGCGCTTTATGTTGTGCCGCACCGGCGGGGAAGCAGCGCGGCGCTGCGAATGCTGCGCATCATGGAATCATGGGCGGCGCAGCGGGCGGTGGCAATCCGCATGGGAGTGACAACGGGCACCAATCATCCGCAGGCAATCAGATTTCTGAAAAGGCTCGGCTATGAACAGACAGGCGTTCTGTTGACCAAACGCATCGCGTGACTGTTGATGAATTGGAGTAGACAAAGCGTTATCGGCTTGAGCAGTTTTGTCCATTGCCAGAAAACCGGAACTGCGGGATTTGAGGGCCAAGGCCCGCGCCGGTCAACCGGCCCCGCAAGGGAGAACCGCAAAGACCAAGGAGAGCGGATAACCGAAACGCAGTTTCATTTATCCGAAAGGCAAACACATGGCTATCGACATCGATGAAGCCTTTGTGCGGCAGTATGAAAGCGAAGTGCACACTGCCTATCAGCGCATGGGCTCAAAGTTCCGCAACACCGTGCGGCAGAAGAACAACGTCAAGGGCAAGTCGACTACCTTCCAGAAGGTCGGCAAGGGCGAAGCGGCGCAAAAATCGCGTCACGGGAACGTCCCCGTGATGTCAATCGACCACACGCCGGTCGAGTGCATGCTGAGCGACTGGTATGCGGCAGACTACGTTGACAAGCTCGACGAGCTCAAGGTCAACCACGACGAGCGTCAGGTGGTGGTCAATGCCGGTGCCTATGCGCTGGGCCGCAAAACCGACACGCTCATCATTGACGCGATGGAAACGGCCACCAACCAGAGCGCAAGCGCAGGCGGCATGACGCTGGCCAAGACCGTCGAAATGCGCGAGTTTTTCGACAACAACGACGTGCCCGACGACGGCGGGCGTTATTGCGCGGTGTCGCCAAAGGCGTGGACAAATCTGCTGTCTCTCGCCGAGTTTTCCAACGCCGACTACGTGTCGAGCGATGAGCTTCCCTATCAGGGCGGCATGACAGCCAAGCGCTGGCAAGGTTTTCTGTGGTGGGGCTTTTCCGGCCTGCCGATTGCCAGCAACGTCCGGCACAACTACGCCTATCACACCTCGGCAATCGGCCATGCGTCGGGTTCGGATGTGCGCTCGGAAATCAACTACATTCCCGAAAAAGTCGCACATCTCATCACCAACTACATGAGCCAGGGCGCGGTGCTCATCGACAACAACGGCGTCTATCGCATCCGCACTACCGAATAAGGAGTCCGAGCAATGCCGCTGAACAAGGCAAACCTTTTCAAGGTTGCGGGTGCGAATCCGCAAATCCACATCTACAAGACGCCTGACACGATTGCGAACATGACCGGTGCAAACTATTTCAATGGTGCCAAGGACGAGCTGCGCCAGCATGACATCATCATCGCGGTCGGTTCGACAGGCGGCACCCCGACGGTCGACGTTCTGGTCGTGACCAGCGCGGACGGAGTAAGCCCGGTGACCGTGGTCAACGGCACCTGAGGGAACGAGTCATGAGGGCCGGAGCATCCTCCTCGTCCGGCCCCTTTTGGGCCGACGCGCTTTCTCTCCGGCGTGTCGGCCCTTTCTTGTTGGAGTAGACCATGAGCGCAACCGCTGTTTCCATCTGCCAACAGGCGCTTGTCATGATCGGTGCCGAGCCGATTTCGTCACTCGATGATGACACGACCGAAGGCGTCGCCTGCCGGACGCTCTACGAGCCGACAGCGCGCGACGAACTGTCGCAATACCGATGGCGTTTTGCCACCGGAATGGAGCAGATGAGCCGTCTGGCCGATACGCCCGCGACAAAGTGGAGCGCGGCCTATCAGGTGCCGCCCAACTGCCTTGTCCTTTCGACCGTTTACGTGAACGGCAATCCGATCCGGTTCGACCGCTACGAGGACAACGTCTATTGCGATGCGTCCGAAACGGACGAAGTTTTTGCCGAAGGCATCTATCGCGTCGATGAGCAGTTCTGGCCGCCTTATTTTGAGCGGCTGATGGTCTATCGCATGGCCTCGCAACTCGCCCATTCGATTGCGGCGCAAGTGGACACGTCCGAACTGCTTGACCGGCGCGCGCTTCGCCATGCGGCATTGGCGCGCACCCGTGATGCGCAAGGTCGCACGGCAACACGCATCAACACCACACGACTGATCAAGGGACGCTCGGCTGGCGGCTGGCTCAATCGCTATGACTAGGGTGCGAACAATCCAGACCAATTTTTCGAGCGGAGAGCTTGATCCGCTGATGCATTTCCGCTCCGATACCGGAGCCTATCAGAATGGTGCCAACAAACTGCGCAACGCAATCCTGTTTTCAAGCGGAGGCGCGGCACGTCGGCCTGGCACATGGTCACGCGCGCAATTGCCCGGATTGTGTCGCATCGTTCCGTTCGATTTCGCACCGGACGAGCGCTATGTGCTGGCCTTTTCCAACGCCCGGCTTGACATTTTTGATGCCGACGGCGTGTTTATTGCCAGCATCACAAGCGGATGCAACTGGACTACCGCGACAATCTTCGAGATGACCTGGGACCAGGTGGCCGACACCATGATTGTCGCCCATCAGGCATGGCGACCCCAGGTTATCACCCGCCTCGATGTGGACACGTTCGATGTGTCCGACTTCGAGTTTGCCGAAAGCATCAATGGCAACAAGATTTATCAGCCCTATTACAAGTTTGCCGATGACGACGTAACGATCAAGTGCAGCACCACCAGCGGGACAACGACGGTGACGGCAAGCGCACCGGCTTTTGTTTCCAGCATGGTGGGAGAACGCATCCGCTGGCACGATACGGAAATTGAGCTGACCGGCTACACCAGCCCGACGGTGATGACCGGCACAATCAAGGGAACGCTGACCGGCAAATACGACAACAACCCTTTCCGGACAAAGGAAGGATCGTCGGTTGTCGAGGTAACGCATGTGCTGCATGGTTTCGCCAACGGAGAGACAGTGACGATTGCGGGCGCAGGCGCGACAGGTGGCCTGACAGCGGCTCAGCTCAACGGTTCGCATGTCATCACGGTGATTGATGACAACCGCTACAGCTTTACAGCCGGTGGAGTCGCGACACAAAGCATTGACGGCGGTGGGCCAAGTGTGACGTTTTCCGGCGCAAACCTGCCGACCCGCGCATGGCTTGAACAAGCTTTTTCCACCAGCAACGGCTGGCCGGGAGCCGTTGTTTTTCATGAAGGGCGACTGTGGTTTGCCGGAACGGCAGGTCTTCCAGACGGTCTTTTTTCTTCGCGCCTGTTCGACTATTTTGCCTTCGATGTGGGCGATGGCGGCGCGTCGGACAGCATTCAGGTCACTCTTGGCGCGTCGCAACTGGCAAACATCCGGCACCTTGTGTCGAACAATGATCTGCAAATCTTTACGACCAATGCCGAAGCGGTGGCCCGGGCTCCGCGCGATGTCTCGCTGACACCGGCAAACATTGTGATCCGGCAGCAAACGCCCTATGGAGCCGGATTCGCGCGCCCCTATCCTTTTGACGGCGCGACGCTGTTTGTGCAGGCAAGCGGAACGGCAGTGCGCGAGTTCATCTTCTCGGAAGCCAGCCAGCGCTACCAGTCGACCGATCTCAATGTGCTTTCGTCGCACCTGCTGTCCTCGCCGGTAAGCATGGACGTGCTCTACAGTGCAAAGAAACGCAACGAGCAATATGCCTATGTGGTCAACAACGACGGGACAATCGCCGTGTTCTATTCCGCCCGCTCGGAACAGCTTGCGGGTTGGACAAAATGGGATCAAGGTGGCGTAGGCAATCCGAAGTTCCGCGACATTTGCGTGCTTAGAGAAGACGTCTTTGTGGTGAGCGAGCGGAACAGCCAGTTCTGGCTCGACAAGCTGTCCGACACGCTGGAAATGACACTCGATGGAGCCAAGACCTACACCAACGCCACGCCAATCCGGAACTGGGTGGTAAGCGCACGTTACTACAACCAGAAAGTGTCAGTGCTGTGCGGCAGTTACTATCTCGGCGATTTTGATGTCGATGGCTCCGGCAACATCGATGTCGGGCAGGAAGTCACGCAAATCACCGTCGGCTACAAATCGACGTTTGAGATCAAGACTCTGCCGGTTGACATCCAGTTGCAAACCGGGCCGATGACCGGGCTTCCCAAGCGCATCGTCCGGGTTCTTGTCGGTCTTGACCGCGCGTTTTCCCTGTCAATTTCGCGCAACAAACTGTTGCTGCGACAGGTTGGAGACAATGTGGAGGATGCCTCGCCGCCCTTTACGGGAGTGAAGGAGTTTCGAATGCTGGGCTATCAGCGAAATGCCCACGTGGTGTTGACACAGGAAGAACCTGTTGCAGTAACTGTTCTGGGCATCAACATCGAGGTCAACGTCTGATGTGCATCACGCTTCTTGTTGCTTCGCTTGTAACTACTGCTGCGGGCACGGCGGCGGGAATTGCCAATGCCAAATACCAGGCCGGGATGATGAAGCTCCAGCTCGACGAGCAACGCGAGCAGATGCGCCAGGAGCAAAAGAACCTTTTGATGCAGGCGCAAGAAGAAGAGCTGGCAAGGCTTGAGGAATACAGGCGCAATCGCGAGGCCAGCCTGCTGGCCATGGCCGCATCCGGTGTCGGCCAGAACATGAGTTTCTTTCAGGGGATCGAAAAAGCCAACGAGCGGAACCTGCGGCGTGATTTGGCCAACATCCGGCTGGGATTCCTCGAAGGAAACAACCGCATCGCCCAGCAGATCCGGGTCAACCGCACACAGCTTGAGATCGCACAGGCTGAAAAGCGCTCGGCGATCTTCGGCTCTGTTCTCAAGGGAATCGGCTCGGCTATTGATGCAGGCAATGTCTACAACATGACGAGAACCCCAAAACCCAAACAGCAACCGAAACCAGCGTCAATCACCGTGGAAAGTGGATGATGCACGTGCCGAAAGAAGGATAAGAGTCAATGGCAATCGAGCCCTATCTGCAACGAACCAGATTGTTGGACGCGCGCGAGGGCGCAAGCACGCAGCTTGTCAGCCCCTATGGTTTGGATTCAAGGAACCATTCACGCAATGTGAGTGAGATGCTTTTTGGGCTCAGTGAAACTTTTCTTCGAACAGCAGAGCCTTACCTGCGCAAGAAGGCCATCGATCAGGGGCTTGCCGATTTTGCCGCCGACGGATTGGGCAAGGACGAAGAAGGCAATCCCATTCTGCCAAAAGCCGAAAAAGGCGGGGTGCTGTATCGCGAAGCCTACGACAACGCGGCAAAAAACCAGTTCATTCGCGAAAGCGCCCATGCGCTCGAACTGAAACTGGCCAACTTCTATTCAGATCCCGAAAATGCCGGGATGACGCCCGAAGAGATGTTCGAAAGCGCCCAGGCAATCGTCAAGGGGCACATCCTTGGCGTGCCTGCGGAGTTGCAGGGGCCGATGTTTGAAATCGGCACGCGCGAGCTGCGCCAGTTTCATCTGGGACGTTCAACACAGTTCCTGAACAAGACTCTGGCCGACTTTGATCGGCAAAGCTCGAACGACCTCAAGCGCCTCATGGAAAAGCACGAAACCCTGCAAATACTAGGGCCGGATAATGACGCGGTGATCGCGCAAAGCGCGACGCTCCTGAAGGAGATGGAACAAATTATCCGCGACCGCATCAGCATGGGATTCGGCAACGAAAAGGACATCGACCAATTGCGGTCGATTCTGGAAGGGAATGTCCGCGTGGGAACCGTGGTGTTCCAGTTCCGTCAGGAACAGGACAGCATGAGTTCGCTGGAAATCCAGGACCTGGTCAACATGCTGCGCGGCAGCGCGCCGCCTGGCACCGTAGCAATGGGCTACACGCAGGAAAAACTGTTCGAGGTGCTGCAAACAGCCGAGGAGCGCGCAAGAGTCGAACAGATTGTTGCTCCGGTTGTCGCGCAGAAACAAGCCAAAGAAACGGAAATCGAGCGGTTGCAGGACATCGACTACGATTTTGAAAACTGGAGCTGGGGAACCTGGGGCAATGCCGACACGCCGGAAAAGCAGGCAAAGCTCGCACTCGAGTTCGCCAAACGCCAAGGCTTTGACCCGTTTTCTCCCAATGCGTTGCAGATTTTCCAGAATGCCTTCGGAGGCTTGCCGACGCTGCTTTACAAAAAGGCGTTCGAGGGCCTGAGCACGTGGTCTTCGGAAAAGCTTCAGGCCAGCGAAAACCTGATTGGCGCGCTCAAGAACCTGCCCGGCAAAGACGGTATCGCAATGGACCGCATGAGCGAGTTCCTCGATGCCGCCGATGCAGGATTTCTGGAAGCCTATCTGGCGCAGCGGGAAGCCGGTCTGCCAGCTGACATGGCAAGGCTTGCGGCACGCGAAGTCTACGACAAGGGCATTGCCATGGATGGCCCCGCGCAGCGCGAATTGCTGCGACAGAGGTTCAAGGCCGTTGACGACTCCGCACTTGACGCGATTTTTGCAAAGGCAATCGAAACGCCTTGGGGTGCTCTGACAGATCGCGCCCGCGAATGGGTGCTGGATTATGCCTCAACCCTTGTCGCGATGGACATCAATCCCAACGCGGCGCTTGAACGGGCAGCCGCAGCGTTCAAGGGCAACTGGGTGCAAAACCCCTATGATGTCTCGATGGCACTGGTGCTGGAAAAAAGAGGCGTCTTTGACATCATTGATTTCCGCGACACACGTTATGGCGGGTGGGTTCCCAAGCGGGAGGCCATCCCTACCAGCATTGTCGGCGAAAGATGGGTCGAAGCCGTGGTCGAACACGCACTCAAGACCCGCCTTGCTCCGCAACAGAACATCGTGCTGCAAAGCGAGAAACCGGAAGAACTCAAGTTCGGCGTGAATGTGCGCACCCGTTTTGTGGGCGAGACACCAAACGGATCGCGCCTGTTCAACCTGATGTATCACGACCGCGACAAAAGCGGCCTGATCGTGCCCCTGCTTGACAAGGACGGGGGCACAATCATCGTAGACCTTGGAAAGGCGCAAAAATCCTACGACACGCAGGTGCAGAGCTTCAGGGTTGCCAGAGCCCAGAGCGAGCGGGCGCTGGCACAACTGCAAAAAAAACTGATCGGCGGACAAGCGGGCGGCGGAAGAAACCCCGAGGCGCGAAAGGCTTACCAGCAAGCGCTTGAAGAACACAAAAAGCGCTTTCCACCCGAAAACCTGTTGCTCGCGTCGATCACAACCGGGTGGGGCAAACCGTGGAAGCATCCCGGCGTAAAAATTACGGAAGAGGATTACGCTCCGCCCGCAATCATGCGCCAGTTGAAAGAACAGGAACGCATGATGCGCAATGCGCCCTCTGGCGTCGACAGACAGGCGGTTAACGATGTCTCGCGCAGCGCCATAATGACCTTGCGCCGATTGAACATCGACCGCATGGACAGCATCGCCATCGTGGCTGCCCTTCAGGGCGAAAGCGGTGTAATGCTGCAACCCGACGCAATCGGCGACAAGACTGTCAACGGCAAGCCCGTAGATGCATCGCAATGGGCCAAAGGCATTGCCCAATGGCGGCTTGACCGGCTGCAAGCTTTTTTGCAGCGCCATGGAAAGCCAATGGAACAGGCGACGCGCGAAGAACAGCTCGATTTCATCAATTACGAGCTGCGGACAAAATATCGCGCAGCGTGGCGGGCAATGCAGCAAGCCAATACGATTGAGGAAAAAATGAGCGCCTTTATCCGCTACTATCTGCGGCCCAAAGATCCGGAAGGAGCCTACAGAAAGCGTCTGCCATATGCCCGGGCGCTCGCACAGGAGTTCATGAAATAATGGCGTCCAGCCCTGACCAGATCAATCGCGCGCGTCCGGTCTATTCCGGCTTGGAAGAGTTTTCCGGATATTCCGGCGGCCAATACACCTATGAGGAAACCTCATGGTTCGAAGGTGTTGCCGCAGCAATCGCCCTGCAACCGATCTGGCAGGGCATCAGCACGGTGCTTGAGGGAACAGGCGGAAAACCCGATCCCACGTTCAATCCGTTCGCACCGGCCAACATCGCCGGATACGAGCAGTTTGCGGACGAGTTCATCCATGTGCGCAACCGCATTGAAATGGAGCGGATCAAGGACAGGATCGCGCTCAATCTCCAGCGGCGGGCACTGGTCGAACAGGAACTTGGCCTTGGAGGCATGATTGTTTCGGAGCTGTTCAACCCGGTCAACTATCTGCCTTTGCCGATCCTGCGAGCCACCACATTCCTGCGCGGCGTGGGCAGAGGTGCCTTTTTGGGCGGAGCGGTAATCGGCGCAGAGGAAGTCGCGCGCGGCTATCTCGATCCGACATCGACACCGGAAGAACAGATTGCCAATGTGGCCTTCGGCGCCGCATTTACCGGCCTGCTGGGCGGCGTTGCAAGCGTTCTTCCTAAAAGCATCAAACGCCGCAGCGAACCCGAGCTTGGACGCGCCTATGCCCTGGAAACGGCCTATCGCGAAGAACTTCTTGCAAACAACGGGTTCCTGCGCGCATTGCCCGCAAGTCCGGAAAAACGGGACAGCACAAGAACGGCTTTCCCCGCTTTCGAGATTCGTCCGACAGAAGGCGAAGCGGGCGTTGCCAAGGCGTTCGGGATCGAAAACCAGACGCGCGCGACCCTGTGGGGGCAACTCAAGGCAACAGGACGACAGGCGCTCAACGACTGGGCAGACATGTTCCTCGGCGATTTCAGCACAATGAGCCTTGGCAATGCCAAAGGACGACCGACTGCGCAAAGCATCAGGCTCAATGCAGACGTCCAATGGCGGGCACCCGGAGCCGGAGTGGTGCAGGCTATCCGCAATGCTTTCGCGGAAATGGAACTCAAAAGCGGCAGGTCTGCCGAAATTGTCGGCGTGAACGTGACCACGGCAAAACGGGCAATCGTCGAAGCCCTGTCCAAAGCGCCACGTCCGGACGGCAAAATGCGCTACGACGAATTCAGGGATGAGGTGTTCAAAGCCTATGCAAAGGAAGGCAAAAGCGACAATCCCTATGTCAACAAGGCCATTCAGGAAGTCCGCAACTTCATGAAAAAGGCCGAAAAGGCAGGCAAGGAAAGCGGAGCGCTCTACACGCACGAAAAGCACCGCGACCTGCTTTCGCGCAAAGTCGATGAAGCCAGAGCGGCAATCGAGCGGATACAGCAGCTCGAAGCCAAAGCCGCACGCAGCACAAGAGAAGAGCTGGAGCTTTACGCCTGGAAACAGAAACGGGAAAACCTCGCAAAATGGCTGGCGGAAGAGTTCAGGCTTGTTCTGGAACAGAATGAAGAGTTGACCGATGTGCTGGCGCGTGTCGAAAGCGTCGACTACGCCAGACAGATGAACGTGCTCAATCGCATGATCGCACGTGACCGTCGCATCGCCGATGAGCTAAGAAACGCGCCTTACCCGCTCAGCGCGAAGCAAAAACGGCTTCTGGATGAGATTTCAGCGCGACTAGCCGAATACGACCGTCTGCGCAGTCAAGGCAAAGGGCCGGAAAAGCCGATGGGCCGCCCGCAGACGGGACAAACAACGAGCGCGGAAAATATCCAAAGCGAATCATATGTGAAAAGGCTGATTTCCGTTTTGCAGGATGCCGATGTCCAATCCTACATGACGGACGCGCAAAAGGAAATTGCCAACAAACTGGCAAAAATTATCAAAAGGGATGTGTGGGTAGTAGTTGGCAACGAGAGTGTAGACAATCTGAGAAAAAACTCTCTTGGCTTTGCCAACTTCTGGAACACCGGGCGCTCTCCTGTGGCGTTTGTGCGGCAGGTCAAAAGCCCGCAGGGAGTTCACGCGCTTCTTCATGAGGCAACCCACATCGCCCTGATCGAGCGGTTTGGGTTCTTGATGCGCCAGACCGACTCGCCCAAGGCCAAGGCACTGGTCGAAGATTTGCGCGATGTGTTCGTTCAGGCGTCGGAACGCGCGACAAGCGACGAATGGTATGGGCTGACCAATATCGACGAGTTCATGGCGGAAAGCCTGTCCAATCCCGCCTTCCAGAAGTGGCTGAAAGAGCAACCGTGGAAGCAGAACATGAGCCTGTGGGACAGGCTGGTCGAGCTTGCCGCCAGACTGCTAGGCTTTCGCGGGCGCGATGAAAAAACCCTGCTGTCGCGCACAATGGAGCTGACTGACGCGCTTCTGGAAGAAGCGCACAACAACAGGTTGAAACGTCACGAGCTTGATTTTCCTCCAGATTTTGGAAATCCGGCAATCAAATACGCGCGCAGCATCGACGAGAAGTTCAGCGAGGCCGAGCTGTTCTATTTCAAAAACATGGCGCAAACAATCGAACGGCTGGCAAGCGAGCGCGGATTTGTGCGCAACGAACCCAACTATCTGCCACGGTTCTGGCGCATCGACAAAATCCTCGAAGATGAAGCCGGTCCAAAGCAGTTGCGGGCAATTCTGGCAGACTGGTTCAGAAATCATCCTGACCCGCGTGGGGCACATGCAGGCTCGCCAGAAAAACGCGCCCAGGCGGCAATCAACACGATCATTCAGCAGGCTGAGCTGGGAGAGTTTCAGGCTTTCAATCCAAAGGCAAGCGCAAGCTTTCTGAAAATGCGTGTGATCGACATCCCGAACAGCTATGTTTTGCCTTTCATCGAGACCGACATTGAAAAGGTTATCCGCACTTATTCGGAGCGGTTTGGGATCGCGAACGAAATCTATCGCATCTTTGGCGAGGGAGACGCAAGCAGCGCGATTGACGACATCCTCATCCAGACCGCGCGCGAAATGGACGTGGATGACGTCGCGAAAGGGCTGGAAGAAATGGCCAAAGCGCGGGAAATGATGGAACGCGCCCGCGACAAGTTGACCGGCAAGATTTACGAGATGGAACCCGGGCTGGTAAATCAGCGCCGGATTGCTTCCGCGCTGTCGTCCTACGGCGTTATCACCTATCTGGGCAGCGCCATGCTGTCGTCAATTCCCGAAGTCGCGCGCATGTTCATGGTGCACGGGTTTAGCCGCACATTTGATGGGATCAGCCGTTATGCGTTTGGCCAAAAGGCCGAGTTCAAGGAAGCCAGCAAAAGGATTGCCAATCTTACGCTGCAAGGGTTGGACAGCGTGCAGTCAACCGCGCTTGCCCGCTTTGTGGAACAAGGCGGCCCAACCGGCGAGGCAACCACGAAAATCGGCAGGTTCGGTCAGCAAATGACCAATTTTGCCACCGGGCCTTACTTTATTCTGAACCTGCTTGCGCCGTTCACGGACATCACCAAACGCATCAGCGCGACGTTCACGCACCAGTTTATGCTTGAGGACATCCTTGCGCTGGCAAAAGGCGAAGCGGACAACAAGACTGTCGCGATACTTGCGAGCTATGGAATAGACAAAGAGATGGCGCAACGCATAGCCCGGCAACCTTATGAAAAGGCGGGCGACTTTTACCTGCCAAACGCGGGCGAGTGGCCGGACGCTGACGCCGCGCGTGTGTTCCTGACGGCTGTTGCCGGGATGACCAAAAACATCGTGCCAACAGCTGGTCTTGCCGATATTCCGGAAATCGCAAAAGGCTTTGTCAAAGGCCGCGAGTATCCCCTGCTGCGCCTGCCGTTCATGTTCATGACTTACGGCTTCGGGGCAATCAACCGCATCCTGCTGTCCAGTCTTCAAGGGCGTGACAGGTCAAGTGTTGCCGGGATGGCGGCGCTTGTCGGGCTGGGGTATCTTAGCCAGTCCCTGAAACTTGACGACGATTGGTGGGACAACATGAGCCCGGAAGAACGTGCGATGCGAGCCATAGACGCATCCGGGATTACAGGAGTCTATTCTGACCTTGTCACGATGGCTGAAACAGCATCGCTGGGGACAGTCGGAATCAGGCCGCTTATCGGGCTTGAGCCTTTCATTCGCAACCCCAACGTTGCAGATGTGGTCGGCGAAGCGACCGGGCCGGTCGGGGGTGCTGTAGCCAACGTGGCCCGCGTCATGCTGGACAATGATGTTTCAGACAGGGAAACAGCGGAAACCATTCGCAAAATCATGCCAGGTCATAGCCTTTTCTACCTCAAAAGTCTGATGAAAAATCTGGTCGGGAGCGCGTTTGGAGTTGAAGACGGGCAAATGGCTGCAAACCAATGATGTAACAGGTTGTGTGCATTGCGTTTGCAGGAAAAACCGGAAATTGAGGACGGCAAAGGATTTGGGCCATGGCAATTGCGATCAACGACACCAATCCGGTAGTTTCCTATATTGCCACGCAAGGGCAAACAAACTTTGGCGTGCCGTATCCATTTTTCGCAAATGCTGATCTGAAGGTGACGCGCGCCGGTGTTCTTCTGACCTACGCACCGACACCCGCCAATGCCAACCAGTATTCGGTCACCGGCGCAAACACACCGAATGGTGGATCGATCACGCTTGGGTCGCCGGGCGCAAACGCCGGAGACAAAATCGTAATCTACGGCGATATGCCAATCGAGCGGTTCACCAATCATCCCGAGACCGGCCCGTTTGACATCAAATCGCTCAACACGGAGCAGGCCAAACAGACGGCAATGATGAAGCAGCTCCGGGCAAGACTGCGCGAATGCCTCAAGGCTCCGATTGGCGAGCAACCCTCGAACATTCCCGATGCCAACACCCGCGCCAACAAATACCTGAAGTTCGACGCAAACGGCAATCCGATTGCCATGGACGTGATGACTCTGGTTGATGCGATTGTTGAACTGGTAAGCACGGCATACAACCCGATTTACGCGAGCATCGCCGCAGGTCTGGCAGGAACGTCACACAATCAGGAGTTTGCGGTCGACAACAACAATGGCAGCGTATCGATCTATCTGAACAATGCGGGGACTGCGGTTTTTCGCCGGACGGTAATTATCGATCCATCTTCGTCGACTACGGCATCTCTTCTGGGTGCCGCCGGAGGCGTCACGGTGCAGGATGCGCTCAACAAGCGTCCGGTGACCACGGTCGCCAATCTGCCAGCGGCCAGCACAGCCAACCAGGGACGCGAGTTTTATGTCACCGATGCCAATTCGACGACAAGGCTGGCTGTGGTTGCCGGTGGCGGAAGCAATTTTGTCAAAGTGTTTTGCACTGGCAGCCAGTGGCTGATTGGATGAGCGGAGACGGCTGGTGAGCGTTGATTTGTCGTTAAGTATTGGATTTGGGCCGCGCAACATGAGCGGGTCTCTTCCGCTGCCGACCAATGTTCAGCATTTTGGTTCGATCATGTTCCCGTTTGAAAACGGGCGCACCACCGATCCAGCGAAAAACGGGCAGTTTACGGTCAACAATTTCCGGACACAGGCAAGCGGAACGAACTCGGCGACCGATTACTGGCGCAATGCCTATTCGTGCGTGGTTTTCTGCGATCCGCACCGTGAACGGATCGATGGCCAGAACTTTTTCCCTATGCTGTTTGGCACAAACACAAACAGCGTCGTCAATCGCACGACAGGGCTGCGTTACTATCCGCTAGAGCACCCAACCGCATCGAAGCGCCAGAAGTTCGAGTTCTGGGCACGCGGCGAAGCCGGTCCGGGCACATGGCTGTTGGAAAGCGCGGTCATTCCCACCAGTGCCAGAGGGCCGTTCGTTGTGTGGGCCTGGAATGATGGCACCAACGGATACCTGCACGTCTACGACATTGATGGCGCGACCTGGTATGACGGCGACCCGGTAGCCAAGCCCAATAGCTGGATTGGCGTTTCGTCTGTTGCGCTCACAAACGATCTTGTCATTGGTGCTGCATTAACGACGTTTCCGTTTGACAACTCCGGAGGGTATCACCTGGCGGCGCAGTGGCGCGGGTCGATGGGGGACATACTGTTCTGCAATGCCGCCCTGTCGAAGGCAAATATCGAAAGCATGGTGGCAGGCTCCAATCCCGTGACTGTTGCCACGGGTGCTGGTGCGACAGTTTACTGCCATCTGCCTTTGACCACTGCGGGCGACATCGACCTGACGGCGGCCACGACATTCTCTGGCATTAGCGTGACGCAACAGGGGACTGTGTGGCCGGGCGAAACGCTGCGCCGTCAAGGCGCGACGAACTGGATCACGCTGAAGCCCTATTTCCAACCCGAGCATTTCCCGGTTCCCTACGGTTCGACCAATGCGCGTGTTCGTCTGCGGGGGAATGTCGGCGGGCTAACGGGTTCCTTGCGATTCCGCATTGTGCGCGACAATGGCGATGCGCTGACACCTTGGTCAGAAAGCGGTATCACGGTAACAGGAGGGGCATTTGACGGCTATGTGAGTGTGCCCGAATGGACCGGGAAGGCGCAAATTCAGGTGAAGATGTCCAGCAATGACACGATCATTGCATCCACTCATGCCTTCTGCACAAGCGGCCCTGTGATCGAGATGCACGCGCAGTCAGAAGGCGTGTTTGCATCGACCCAGGGGCGGCACACCGCAGGGATAGGCACCAATTTCACGCTTCCGCCAGACTGCGATACCATTAGTTTTGCGGCATTTAACCATCTTACCACAGACAAGCGCATGATTATGGTCACGCAGGATCAGACAGCGTGGGTCGGCGAGGGTTGTGCCGCTATCGCGCAACGCATCCGCCAGTATTCCAATCGTTCCGTTCACATTCGTCTGAATTGCGTTATCGGAACATCTCCGCTCGCATTGATGAATGACGACGACACGAGCAGGAAATGGAGCGATCTTGAGGCATTGCGCGCGTTCATGACAGCGCGCGGGCCATCAAACGAGGCAGTGGTGACTGCGCATCTGATTTTTGGCTGGGAGGCATCCCTAAGCCCAGTCAATCCAATGCCTGTTGCGTATCGCCCGCTGCTTACTGGTGTTGGTTCGAATAGTGGCACATATAACGCAAGCAGCAATATCCCTACTGCTGACATCGACCACTATCTGTTTGATGGTTCTTCAAGCCTCAACGCAGCAACAGTTATCAATCCCTGCAACCGGGCAACGACTGGAAGCGGCGCAACAAATACGGATAACTCAAACGAGGCCGACAGTCGCGACCATTTCCGGAACTATTCGCACATCTACAATTACCTTGTTGGGCCGGAGGTGATCGGTCACAAGATGGAGGGAGAAAATAGCGCGGGCGGGTTGCCGTCCGGCTCCGTTACGCATCCCGAGCCTGGGGATTTTGAGGGATCGACCGAGGTGGCTGTGGCCGCGGCGGATGCGATGCTGCAAATCATCGCACCGTCAACGGCCTATCCCGGCCCGGTGTTCTTTGAGACAATCAGTGCAGGGACGGCTGCGAACAAGGTCAAGGTTCGTCTTGGCCTGCCTCGGCCCAACCCCGGTCAGGGGCTGCCAGAAGGGGCGACGGGTTACAGCACGGCGGCGCAATCAGGCTCCTACACCTACAATTTGCACGTCAAGAAAACGGGCGGCGATCCAGGTGCTGGTTTTGAGGCGTCAATCGATGGTGGCGCGTGGTCCAAATCGAATGTTGTTAGCGGCGTGATTACGGACGCGGCGACCGGTGAGGTTGAATTGACCTTGGCCTCTACGCCTTCAACGAGCGTTGCGATCCGCTATGTCCCCGGATCACCGGGGCGGTATTCGGCGGCGACAATCACGCAGGAAAACTGGCGTTCGGGCCTGCTGTTGTTTGGCGGCTCTATCTATGCCAGCGGCGAGCCGAACAGCCTGGACGATCTGAATAAACTGGGCTGGTATGTGGCCGGTTCCAATCAGGCGTTGGTGCTGACACTATGATTGGCCCTCTAATCATCTGGCGCAAGGCACGGCGATGAACCAGCAGGATCGCGAGGCACTGGCTGCGATTGCCAAGCAAATCGCAGACCTGGCGAGCAGTATCGAAAGCCTGACCAATCGTGACACGCAAAAGGCACTGCACGATCTGGTCGAGATCGCGCCTGTGCTGCACGACCTCGCCGATGGCTATCGCATGGCGGGCAAGGCGGGCGCGTTCGTCAAGTGGATCGCCGGGATCGGGGCGGGTCTTGCCGCTTGCTGGGCATTCATCCAGTGGCTGGTGACGGGGGTTAAGGCATGAACGACCCACGGAAGCCGATCTTCGATGCGGTTCGTGCGGCGGCGCGCCCTGGGCTGTTTGATGATCCGGGCAATGTCCTCGCGCTCGACAACCTGCTTGATGCGTTTGGCGTGCCGCGCGCACCTGCTGCGCCGTCGGCAGATCGCGATCCGATCCCGCCGGGCTATTTCGAGATGCTGGCGCGCATCGAGAGCGGCAACCAGCCCTATGTCAAAGCGGCAACCAGCTCGGCGAGCGGCCTCTATCAGTTCATCCGTTCGACCTGGCGCGCCGAGGGCGGCGCGTGGGGGCCGGACATGAGCAAGGCTTTCGGCGGCCTCAAGCCCTCGGTTGAGGAGCAGACCGCGCGGGCGCGTTCGTTCACCATGAAGAATGTGAGGGCGCTGCAAGCGGCGGGCATTCCGATCAATGCGGCCACGCTCTACGCCGCGCATTTCCTGGGCGCGGGCACGGCGATCCGGATGCTCAAAGCGCCGCCCGAGGCGCGTGCGGCAGACATTGTCGACGCGGCGGCGGCCCGGGCGAACTCCTCGATCCTCGGCGGCGGGCGCACGGTGCGGCAGTTCCGCGAGTGGCTTAAGCGCAAGACGGGCGTGAGGCCGTGAAACCCCGGCAGGATGCGCTGATTGCCTATCTGGCCACGCTGGGGGCGATTGTGTTACTGTCCGCTGTCGGCGGGCTGGCGGTGGCGCTTGCGCCCGAGCGCTATCTCGATGAGGTGCTTGCCGCGCTGGGCTTCATCGGCATGGCGGTGACGGGCCTGATCGGCGTGATCGGGACATTTCGGCCCAAGGCGCGGGAAACCGGAGAACTGGACGAAGGGAGCGAAGAATGAGCCTGATTGTCTCGCTGCTGGCCCGCTGGGGCCTTACGCGTCGCCGTGAGGCTGAAACCAAACTTTACGGAGGTCAAGCATGAGCGCAAAACCAGTCAGATTGAGCGCACACAAAAGCCAGATCGAACGAATCCGACGTAGAGCCATTCGTAGAGAAATGGTGCAATCAGCAAATGCTGTTAACAATTACGCCAATATTGTGGCTTATGCGTTGATTGCGTTTTCAGATGATGGGCGCGCTTTTGTTGATTGGAACACTGGCGGAATAATGCCAATGTGGGCGTTTCCAAGCACAGTCCGCGAAGTGTTGCAAGCTGACATCGAACAAAGTTGCGTCGAAGAAGATTTTAAGAGCCCTCTGATTGATAGAAGATGGAAGGGCAGCAAATGAAGATTAAAAGCCTGGTTCACCGCGCCAGGCAACGAGCACTACGAGGCCGGGCGCGCTATGGCGCGCTATGGCGCGCTATGATGCGCAGCTTGAGGCTTGGGCCGAGCGGGTGAGCGATGCGGCAGTGCGGATGTGCCGGGCGATGAACGCGATGGGGGCGGCGTTCCGCTGCGGTGAGACCAGCAGCGAGCGGGCCGAGCGGGTGCGCTAGAGGGTGCACCATCCGCGCCGATCCGCCCAGCGCCGCGCGAGCCCCCCGGAAACTATGGCCCGAGAAAACAAGGAGGTCCCCATGACCATGCTCGCCCACCGCCAGATGCCGCCTTCTGCGCAGGACGCGGCCATCGCCCGCGCGTCCGGGCAGCTGCTGTCCCGATTTGCCCACCGCAAGCGACCGCTGACGCTGTGCGTCCGCGACTCTGGCCATGACGAACCCATTGAGCTTCCGACCGGTGCGGTCGAACTGCTGATGGATATTCTGG